GTCCTTCAACTTCAGAGGTTGTTGTCCTACTTTTAGACTAAAGGGATGTTTGTTTTGTGCATTGAGTAACTAGAGGGCTAATGGGTAGCTAATCCATAGTCTCGCTCTAGGATCTTGGTGGTTGCTGATGTGTGGACCGTCTGTCCAAATCCGCAAGAACCTAATCTCTCATTGAGCTCCGCCATCTCACAGGGGGTGAGTCGGTAGCGCTCCGCGATGCTCTCGTCGCTGAAGGAGTTGTACTCTACTTCGTTGGTGTATGCCGTCTTGTACATAAGAAGTTCTTTGGTTGCTACTTCTTGTTGCTCTGTCACTACCCCTGCCGCACATGTTGCTCGCATTTTATTGATTAGGGTGAATGATGTGTTCACATAGATTCCTCGTAACAGCGATTTCTGAAAGGCATGTGCTCTTTCTTCGATCGTTCCTCTCCCTGGTAAATCTCTTTTGCAGGTCCCACTCAGACGGAGTAGAGTCCCAAGATTTAACAGAGGTTTTAGGTCACCTCGCTCGTTTCGAACAGGTGAGTGTTTGAGGAATTGTATGTCTCCTGGGGTTGGACAATACTCTAGACTGATTTGGTAACCTGCTTTAGCAGCTGCCACGTGTATCGCGGCCTCTGCTTCTTTACGTGTTAACCTAGAGAAATCAATCTTAGAATATTGCCAAAGGAGTATGAACTCCGCATTGTTATTCACATACGTGGTCATGGTGCTGCCAGAATACAGCGTTGGTTCGTTGGGATCTAGGAGGACCACCTCCTTCGGATTATCTAGACTGTGTACTCGGATGGGTAGCTTACATTGTGCCACCAATCTTTTCGTCTCCGGTGTTGCCACAGGAGCTTGACGGTAACTCATCTCAAATAAGGCTCCGGTGTGTGAAGCGTCACACGACTTGAGATCCTTATTCCAGGTGCAAATCCCTTCCTTAGTGTGAACGGATAAGCATGAGTCGTCTGAAAAGAAGGCTAAGTAACCACCTTTTGGGGGATTCATCAGCTTTGCGAAGACTTGTTCAAGTCTATCCGGCTGAGGTGAATCAATGAACTCCCCTTCCATATCTCTCATCTTCCATACTCGTGATGCTTGCGTATGCTTTAGATTCTCAATTACTCTGAAACCTTGCAGGGACGCACAGACTCCCATATCCCCTATACTTCTAGGGTATTTTAGGATCTTTGCCCACTCGTCTTTCTTCATCTTGTACAAACAACTCTTCAACCATAGTTTCTGTGCTATGAGATTGCTTGCCTCCAACTCTTCTCGTCCTTCTTCTCGTAATCGCCTCTTCGGGTGGGGGTCACCCGCGTGTTCCAACATCTCCTCTTCCATGGGTCCCAACTCTTGATACGCTACATTGTAATATATAGCATGATCATCTAGCCATCCACCCATCTCTGCTATAGTATCTCGTTGATTTTGTTTCAACAACTTGTCATAGCTTCGATATAGGTAGGCGGAGGCTCCTGGTATGTCGGGTGCTTTACATCCGGTCAATCGGCGTAGTGCTAAACTGAAATTTCCATTTGTGTTTCCATAAATGTATCCAGTGTGACTAACACCGAATCCGTACTTGGTGCGGAAGGTGGTGTCCACATGATTGTCAGAAGTAAATCTTAGTTCATTGTTGATCCAGAATTTCGCTCCTTTCAAGCAAGTGAATTTTCCGTTGTATACGAATGGCTTGTGTGTGTTACATACTGATGCTACTACTTGATACGCGCCCACTCCGTGTCCATTGGCTACGGGTGGGCACTGGGAAAACGCGGCAACTCGAGTTTCTTCTTTGCCGGGAGAGCTCGCTGTAACCTGAGTTGTGCGAGCATGAACTGGTTTAAGGTGTAAACCATTGTCCATACCCAGACATCAGGGAAGTCTCTCATTAACGTTCTTCCATTAGGCAAGCTCATCGCTTGGGTCTGAATGCGCCCTGGTGCACTGAGGATGGCCTCTCCGTCCGCGGTTACTATTTTCATACCGGTAAGAGTGGCGTCCACTAACAAGGCTTCAGCTATCTCACGAAATACATGTACTCGTAAGGTGCGTGTGAGTCCCGCTTCTATCAATTCGTGTCCAATAGTTCTCGTCTTACTTACTAACTTAAACATTCGAAATATACTGATGGTGTCCCGGACAGCGCCGTCGTTGTAGGATCCAGTTTGAAGCGAATTGAGGTCCATATTGACTGCATGTTCATTTCTTTCTCTAAAGAATATACTTGCAAATCGATACATGTACCCGTTTCTAACGTTCCCTCGACCAGATAGGAAGATTTGTTTCTCAAACGTTGAGATACCTGCTGGTAAACTCAATTGGGGTTTCAAACTATCGTCTATCTTACTAGTCAAGGTTTTATCTCCTCGTTTACGCGTTCTTGTTCCTCTCGGTGCTTGTGACTTGGCAGGTGCCATTAGGGGTTCTGATTTCGTTTTCACTCGTCTCGCACTTGCCGTCTTGATTTTGCTGGCTGGCAGGTCCGAGATCATGTCATCTTCCTCCTCTTCATCTTCCTGTTCCATCTCCACCGACTCATCTTCCGACTCCAACTCTATCACGTGGTTTCGTACTTTTCGCTCCTTCTTCCCTTGATGTTTCCGCTCCGCTCCTTTGATTAAGAGAACAGGCTCAGATTCAACCTCAGCCTTCACTCTCTTCTTCGGAAGCCGCGGTTTCTCAGGGTCACTTGTCGCTTCGGGTACCACCTCTTTGGTGACTTTACATTTCTTCTTCTTCTTCTTTTTGATCTTATCTTCATCAGTCACACAAGTCTTTATGACGCTTAGGCTCAAACTCTCATCTTCGGAACTCTCACTTTCGTGGTGAGATGTGCGTTGTGCAGGGACCTCTATATTTTCCTTAGTTTCTTTTTTAGCCTTTTTCTTTTTCTTGACCACTTCTTTTTCTTTCTCCTGGATTACTTCAATTTCTTCTTCTTCATCTTCGGATTCGTTATCTTCCAACGGGACTGATCCACCTAGCAACGGGTGGGAGGGTGAGTACTTGGTAGCTAATCGAGTACATACTTTACAGTCTCCATAGTGTCCATGTTGACCCGCACACTCATTCGGGTCTTCTTCACATGAAACGTACACAGGTTGTTTCTTCTTCTTTCCTTTCTTATCTCCTTTTTCCGCATCTCGTCTGGCCGCTCCTGTCAGTACCTTTTTCCTGTGAACATGCCGACGAATCAGACATGGTTCAACCGAGCACACATAAATCTTCATCCCGTCATCTTTCACAATGGTTGGTGGGTTTCCGTTCTTAGCGTGTTGCTCTCGGTTCAGTTCAGTCATGGTGGGGTACCAAGTGTACTCCGTCTCCATAATCTCACCGACTAGATCAAAGACTACTTCTTCTTGTAGCGCACCGAATAATTCTTCAAACCATTCGTCTTCTTCGTTCCACTGATCTGGCTCATCAGGGATTAGATCGATTTCAACATCACTATCCTCGCCGACAATTAAGTCCTGTTGTTGCGTGATGGGTTCGTTTTCAAGTGTTTCTACTGGGATAGTTTCTAGCTCACCATGTTCGCCGACGGCTTGTGCCGTATACCGAGGTCCTTCGTCCCGTGTACTGTCCATATCTGTTAAATGTGCAAGGGTTGAATCTTGCTGGTGTGAAGCTTTTGCGTTAGTTTTAATTTGGTTTTTGTTTCCGAATTATCGCCAATAATTCTGGGTGACCGTCTCGACTGCAAAAGCTTCTGACCGAGGTCAAATCGTCGATTGGGCGGGCGCTCTGCCATTCTTATATACCGCTAGAACCTTACCCGAGGCGGTGCCAACCTGCTTAATCAAAGTTCCGAAATTTCTTTATCGGCAGTGACAAGTTGTGACGAATAGTCGTTATTCCTAAGTCTTTGAAACGTTGGGTTAATAAACTATTCGCAGAGGTTTTTCTCCCCATTTGTGCCGGTATCGCTATGCGTAATCGCTATGCGTAAACTCAGCTTCATTCCGTTAGTTATAACAATTGACACCGTTACCGGTACATCAATTGAGGTGTTGCGTGAGCCGCGGTGAGAAAACGATGAGCCGTCACTCCAATACCGTACAAGCGTTGGATGTCAGCCATGTTCATATTCGCCACGTAGGCAGTCACACGTTCAAATAGGGCTGGAGCAGCCCCGGACGGCGTCTTGCCGCGAGCATTTCGGCCAATGTACTCAACACGGATTACGTATTCATATTCAAATTCATTATCAGGTAATCCCTTCACACAAAAAGCTGAAGTGTAGGGGTCTGAAGTTTGAAAGTTTACGTATCCTGGGGTGTTGATACTAGTTGGTTGCCACACCACGTATTTCCACTTTCTATCAACAGGCATAGAAGAAACCTTGTCATACAATTGGAGAGTAGAGAAATCCCTCCCGTTCAACTCATGATTGTGTGGTTCATTGACTCCAACAATCAGTCCACCTCGACTCAACTCGGTACCCACGTATCTAATACGCAGTGCGTACCCCACGGTTCGAGATTCCAGACTGCCAAGGCCGCTGTAATCTGCAGAGCTGAATGGTAAGTTACAGGTGTGTTGTTGGACTCCGCCAGCATCATGGTCAATCACCTCCTTGTCATAATCTTGATTCGAGGCTATAAGGCAGGGTACCTCGTTCGTGTTCACTCGTCGACTTGTGATGAAGCCAAATCCTTTCTTCCCAATTGAGAATGTTCCTCTACTAATTCCTATAGTCTTAAAGGATGGCATAGCAGGGTATACAGGTAGGCAGCTTAGTCGGTTAACATCAAACGGATCTGCTAGCATGTGTGCGTATTCTTTCATGCATGGCGGTCCAAGAGGAGCTTGAGGTTTCGCTTGTTTCTTCTTTGTTTTCTGGGGTTTCTTCTTTCTTTGATTCTTGATTTTTGTTGTTTTAGTAGTAGGAATGTAAGGTTAAAATCTGTTCGCAGTTTCCCGCTAGCGCAACTTACATTACAGTGCGCAGAAGTCTGGACGGGTGGTCTCCATTTTTGGTTTCCCTTTGAGAGGCGGTAGTCCCACCAGTAAGTCTAAATAGACCTCCCCTCTTCACACACAACGCATGGCGATCGAAATTACGTCCAAAATCTCCGATCTGTTAAGAACCCGGTCGCTGTGTGCAGCATCTGTTATTTTAAGCAAAGCGTGCTACAATGCAAGTAAGTAGTGCGGGATAATTAAGCCCACACCCCGGGAGGTTTTTATTCCTCCATCAGACACAGCTTGTGTGAGCTTACACTGTGCCAAATAATA